GCTCTTCCGATCTATCTTGACGGCATAGCGGCGGGCAATCTTATCCTCTGCCGATCCCTGCTGACAGACCACCACCACCTCAACGGGCACGTCTTCAGCAAACAAGTTCTCAATCCGGCGCTCAAGCCACTGTGCGCCGTGATAAGCAGAAATAAGTGCGCTAACTTTAGGCATGGCGTCCCCTCAGTTCATCCCACAGCTCGCCGAAATGGTAGGCGTCGGCGCAGTCAAAATACTTGCCAATCTGCCAGGTATGCAGTCCGGCATAACCCAAAGCCTCGTTGATAGCGGCGGTGTAATCCCACAGGCGCTTTTCGCACCACAGCTTGTAAACATCATAAGACCACATCAGCGCACCCCAGGCGGTGGCAGGTACAGGGGCGTCCTCGTATTTGTCCTTCACGCCGCCCTCAGCCAGTACGCCGAAGCGCTCCGGGTTGTTCGTTTCAAACACGCCCAGGGCAAAGTCCTTGTCGTGGGGGCAGGCGTCAAAGGCGTTGTCGTCAATGTAAGTGTCCGGCATGGTCATGTAATAGCGGTCAGCCTTGTAAAGCCCGCAGGCTGTCATCCATGCGCTGAACATCTCGTTGCCCGTCTGGTAAACCATGTTGATATTCTGCCCTACGATTGCACGGTGAAGCGGGTATTTGTCCGGGTTTGTCACCACAACAATCCGTTCGCAGAAAGCTAGCCGGCTGACAGCATGGTCGATCAGCGCCTTGCCGTCTGGCAGGGGCAGCATCTCTTTGGGGATCCGCCCAAAGCGCATTGACTTGCCAGCGGCTGGTATAATGCCAACTTTATAGCTCACAAACCCCACCCTTTCTCAATCTTATAATGACCATAAACATCTCCATAAAAGTGTTGGGCAAACTTTGATGTGCCGATAAAACGTTTGTAAAACTCAGGCACCACTTCTTTCCGCTTGAATCTTTCGTAGGCACTGCCGGTTGTTCGGTGATCGTGGTGAACGACAGGCGCATTCTGATCGGTCAGCGCTTCATACGCCGCTTGCCATCGGTCAAAACTTTCCAGCCGGATAACCAGCGCTCGCACATTATCCTGTTCGTAAATCTGCCAGCCGACTTCTGTGTCAAAGGGTTTGCTGTAAACATCAATGCCCCACACCGGCAGGAACTCGTAATCAAACCAGATCAACGGCACAAAATGCTGGCTGGTGTAAATAAAATCGTACATCGTCAGGGGGTAGCGTGTCCGCCCGCCCTGCGGATAGTTCTCGAAATAGGCGCTGATATTGCGCGCAATCGGCTCTCGGATGGGCGATATCACAAACTGCATCCCATCAGCTTTCGGCTTTTCCTCCAGGTGGTGGGTATGAATCGCTTTTGTATTTATCCGCCACAGCGCTTCGCGGATGGAGACTGATCCCGTTTTGCCCATCGTGTGTACATAATGGGATGTCACAGCGCACCTGCCTTTACTGCGTAGCGCAATCGGCTTTTCCAGCGCAGGATTTGTTCACCGCTCAACCAGGGCGTTGGGATGGGCGTGTTATCCAGCAGCGCCCTTGCGTCCAACACTTGATACCAGCCCTCGCGCTTTGAGATTTCCTCAAGCGGTGCGCCCGGATAGATTTTCGTCACGAATACCTGGAAATAATCCACCAGCCCCGCCCGGTGCAGTTCTTTGAGCAGACTTTCGGTTTTCAGCAAGTCTTCTTCTGTCTCCTGGTAACTGCCGACCTGCAAGAACAGGTTATTTTTAATGCCAGCTTTTTTCGCTGCCGTCAAGGAATGTTTGATATCTTCGATGACAATACGCTTGTCCAGGGCGTCAAGCACTTTCTGGCTCAGGCTCTCAATACCCCAGGATATCAGCTTGCAGCCTGCCCGGCGCATCGCGTTCAGCACCTCCGGCGTGATGTGCCTCTGGCTGCACCGCCCCTGTGTGATCCAGTTCATCTCCAGCCCCTCAATCCGGTCGGCAATCTCGTCCATCCAGCCATCGGGTTGTTTCATGCCAACCATCTCGTCATCATAGACGTAAACGTTCTGGATGCCCCTGTCGTGAATATCGCCCATCTCGTCAGCGATCTGTTCGGGTGGGCGGTGGCATGTTTTCTGCTGGTTATAAATCACACTGCCGCAGAATAAACAGTGGTAAGGGCAGCCCCTCTGCCACATCGCCACTCCGGCGGTGGGGTGCAGTACACGGTATTGCCCCCGGTAGGTTGCGATGTCAGGTGTGCAGGCATCCCAATCAGGTGATGCAATCTCGTCAATCGGCAGCCGCTTTCCATCAGCAATCCCAAGCCTGTCGCCAAGCAGCAGTTCAACAACGTTTCCGTCTGATTCGCCCGTGATTACCAGGTCAGCGCCCATCGCCAACACCGCTTCGGGATGCAAGGTTGCATGGATGCCGCCTACCACAATCCGCCCTGTGTAGCCGTTGGTGCGCAAAGCTTGGATGCTCTCGCGCAATCCCCGGTCATGGATAGTCAATCCGGTAAAGCCAACAACGGCACTGTCGGGCGGCGCAATCTGTCCTGGATAGGTCTTTTGCATCTCAAGGTCAATCACCCTGGCGGATGCACCGGCGCTTTTCAGCATCGCTGCGATAATCGCAAGGTTCAGCGGGGGCAGACAGTCATAATGCACGCCCGTATAATAAAACGACGGCGGATTGTACAGCGTCACGGATGGTTTATAGTCCATGTTTCCGCTCCACATACTGCCTGTTGCGTTGGCGGGCTTGCATATTCCGGTTCGTGTACGCCTTGCGCTCGCTCATGTTTTCATCTTCAAAGTGGCGGATGCCAACCTCCTTGCGGTCAAGCTCAGCCAGCCTGTAACCTGCTTTCTGCGCCCGGATGCAGTAATCCGCATCCTCAAACCACATTGGGCGCAATTCGGGGTCAAACACACCCACCTCATGCAGTGCCTCAAAGGGTATAAACATTGCCCAACCTGCCAGGTAGCGGTAGTGCCTGAAGGGGTAGGTGATAAATCCATACAGCGCTTTGCGGTCAAAGCCCTCCACTGAAAACGGCTTCTCAATCAGGATGTCGTTATTCAGGATTAAGTACCAGTCGCTCACAGGGGCGTGCTTCAGTCCAAAATTCAGGGCTTCAGCATATCCGAACACCTGTTCTGTCTGAAAAACGCTTACGTTGGCTTGAAATGCCTCCTGCGTGTAATGTGCGCCGTTATCAACAAGCACGGTGTTCATGTCGGGCATATGCTTTTCAATGGACTCCAGCAAAGGCTTTGTATAACGTTCCCACTGCCCTACGCCGATAATCACCGCCGTCAGGGTGGTCATGCCATCACGTCCTGTTCCTGCGGGATTTCAACGGGTTGCGATTCCTTGCCTATCAGGGTATCCACACGCAGCATCAGGTCAAAGTTTTCCTGCATGATGCCTTTTTCCATACCCAGTAAACCGCAAGCCTTGATGTATTCATCGGTTGCCGCCATGAAATCCTTGACAAGCTGTTGGCGCTTTTCACGGTTGTCGTTGGTGTTCAGCGCATCCCGTTTCTCGCCCAGCTTTATCGCAATCTCCTTCAATGTTTCGTTGCGTTCCTTGATATTGCGGGATGCCCCGGCTGCGCCGCCCTCGTATTCCTGCCGGACAATCATGTAATCGCCGGATTCAGCCATCATCTTTTCACAGCGGTCAAGGTAGCGTTCATTCACTTGCTTTGCGCCGTCAAAGATGCCGCTGTTCTTCACGTTCTGCCCCAGTGCCACAATCAGGTTATTCAGCGGTGACAGGTCGGCTTTGTAGCTGTTGATGAAGTTCCCCAGCACACCCCGAATCATAGCTATCACCTTTTCGGTCTGCTGATTGGATTTCTCGAAGTGGTCGGCAAACAGGACAATCCGCTCCTGGTAGTATTCCAGGGGCAGTTTTACGTTGCCCTCAAAGCCGTACAGGGGCGCTACCAGCAGGTTTGAAGATGAATGGTGGATAACTTCGATGCCGTGCGCTATGGCTATCCCTATCCAGAATGCCACGCCTGGTCGCTGGTGCGCGTACTCGGTGTTTGTTTCCATTTCAACGCCGTAGATTTCAATGCGCTTGTAGCCCTGAAGGATTGCCAGTGCCAGGGCGTAAGCCACAGTGGACGTGAAATAGGTGTAGCCCGGTGACAGCGCCATCGCATCTTCAAGCGGGTAGCGCTCACTCATCGGCACGTCATCGTACTTGTCCTGCATATACACCACGCACTCGGTTTGGGTTTGAAGCCAGTGGTAGTGATTGGGGTCGTTGCGGTTGGTTGCGCTTCTGAATATCACGGGATCGTGTAACTGGAAAATCGCATCCGCACGCGTGAACCACTCCTCTTTCAGGGCTTCGTTGAATCCCCAAATATCGCAATCGGTGCGGGTGAAATCGAAGTTGTCGCGTGTTTTCGGGTGCGATCCCACAATCGCAAGGGTGTCTCTCATAATCTCCTTATGCTCTGGTTGGTGGCCATTTTTTAGGTTGTTGGTGTCTCGATAAACTTCAGCGGGATAGAAAAGCTCACCATCTGGGTGACAACGGTATTCCACTGGGCAGGGGTGACGCTGAAGGATACGGGGAATACAATCGTGTCCACTGCGCCGTTCAGGGTCGGGTCTCCCGCCAGCCGTTTCAGGTATTCAGGGATGATGTTGTTCAGCTGGGTGTAAGCGGATTTCATGCTGTCACGCCGCACGTGAAAGTCCACGTTGATAGTCAGCAGTAATCTTGCGGTGGTGATATCATCCGCCTGCCCCGTGCCTTCAGCGATATAGGCAATCGCAAGTGGTAATACCGGCGCACTTTCTGTCGGGTAACTGGGGGCTGCCCGCACATCTTCGCTGGTGATGGCAAGGGCTAATGTTTGCAGTCGCAGAATCGCATCGTCAATAACGCTCATCACATCACCATGTTAAAGTTCTTGTAGGGCGCCAGTATCTCGATCACATCCGGGTCCAGCGCCTTCGTGTAGAATAACTGCCCTAACTGCGCCGAAGCACTGGTGTCCTGGTAAGACTGCTTTGAACGCATGAACCAGCGCATCACCGTCACCTTGCAGGCTTGTTTGATATCATCCGGTACGCTGGTGGAATAGCCGAATACGCCCGTCACCTTCACGCCCTTGCGGGTGCCGTAAAACGTGCCCTTGCTGCCGGAACTGTTGTCCACAATCAGCTTTTGAATCGGGACGCCAATACTGGCATAGTTGTAAGGCCACACGTAAAAGTCGGTGTTCTCTGTCCAGTCGGTGTAGCTGGTGGATGCTCTGCCCCCGCCTTCGCTCACGCTCAAGCTGGTCAGGCTGGTCATCGGATCAATCCACTGTTCTTCTTCGCCCGATCCGTCGTAGTAGCGGGTTTCACTGGTGCTGGCGTAAAAGTAATCCGGCCATCCGCCCACTTCCCTGTCAATCAATCGGCTGGCAGCGGTAATCATGCCCGTCAAGACCACGTCGTAATCGTTCAGGGTATCCATGTCAAGGTCGGGCAAATCCGCCTTGATATCTGCTAAACTTACGTAATCAGCCATAATGAATCCTCAAAAGGGGGCGTGTAACAGCGCCCCCTCGGTAGTGAATGGATTAGGTGACGTTCGGCATATCGTTGCCAGCGTAGCGCGGCTCAAGCGCCACAATCACGCCGAGCAGGTTGGACGCCAAGTCAGTACTCTTGTCCAGCCACAATCGGCAGTAATGATGGTCGTCGTAGCCGGTCAAGCCAGGAATGTCTGCGGGGTCCACGTCAATAATCAGCAGTTTGTTGTCGTCCTCTGCGGTGACGGGAACGCCTGTTGCAGCCGCCACAGATGTGATGGTGCCGGGTGTGTCCGTGCCAACAGCCGCCGAAAGGCGATACTTGAATGGCACTTGCAGCTCGGTGCTATTGGATGATGTTGCGGTGGAGACTTCCACGGTTACTGTGATGATATCCGTGCTGTCCGATGTCATCGCCCCGAACTGAACCAGGTAGGTAATCCACTGCGCGTTCTCGATGTCAATATAATCGGTTCCCACGCTGGTGGAGTCTGCCAGTGGTGCTAATACGGGCAGGACTTGTAAACCTTCGTAAAATCTAATTCCCATAATGTACCTCCTCTATTAGGTTGACGCGAGCAATGTCACGAATGGGGAAATGGATGCGGTGCCGTCAAAGGCGGTGACGCTGGATGCCCAGATCGGCTGTCCATCAACACGGTACACAAAGCGGAAAGCGGTCTCATCGTAATCGAATTTGATGTGGATGGAGCTTGCGCTCTGGATGCCGCCCTTGGTAATCAGGGCGTATTGTGATGGGCTTGCCAAAATCAAATCGCCTGCTGTACCCAGGTATGGGCAGTATTCGTTCTCAATCACCGGGCGTCCAAAGATGGTGCCGTACGGGGTTTGTGTGTACCCGCTCATCCCGTTTTGGTACACGGGAACGTTGCCAACTTGCAGGGCAAAGATTTGCGGCATAACGGAAGCATTCGCAAACCAGACGTAATCGTTCACGCCGGTGTAGCGGGCTGCCCACATGTCCGCAATATCTGCGGCGCTGATGGCGCTCGTGGCTTCACGTGCCAGTGATACCAACGCGCCAGATCGCAGGATGCCTAAAGGCATACCCACGCCAGTGCCGTCAATAATCGCATCTTCAACCATGAAGCGCAGTTCGTTGGGAACGTTGTTGGTGATCCAGCTTTCAAGGGCTGTTGCGTCCTGCAATAGCTCGTCAGTAGCATACACAAGGGCAGCCACTTTCTTGAGCTTCAGGTTCACCTGGCGGAATTTGGGGTTGGTGTCAGTCTTTTGGGCTGCTTCAGCCAGCCAGTAACCGCGTACCCCGCCCATGCGTGAGCCAGCTGCCCGGCTTGTCTCGTCAATCGCATTCAGCGTCAGCCCGTTGCCGGAAACGTTGATTGGATTGAATACGGACAATACCGAACCCGTGCCCCACATATTCTGATTGATGCCTGCGGCGATGTCGGGGGTGACTAAAAAGCCGCCCTCCGATGGCACTGCTTCGTTTGCGCCGCTTGCTTTCAAGGGCAGTAAGCGCTTGTCAATCTGTGATGGGTAAGTTGCCGCCATGTACACCGCTTTGAAGAAGTCGGTGGGTTTGAAGGGATTTTCACGCAGGGCTTTATCAGCCTCGTCTTCAATCACCTCGACCACGCCAGCTTTCACCTGCGGTTCGGCTTGTTGATATTTCTTGACCGCTTCCTCAGCGGCTTGTGCAATCAAGGCTTCGATGTCAAGTTCCTGCTTGACTTCGGCCTTTGTTTCTTCAGTCATTTCGACCTCCTTGATATCCGGTTCAGGCGGTGCCTGTTCCGGTTGTTTGGGTAGTAGTGTTTTCACGGAAACGGCTGCGTTGCGCGGCTCGGCTGGCGTGGGGGTCAGTGATGCTTCTGCAATCGGCCAGCTTTTAATCAGGTAACTTTTCCCCTCAACCAGTTCACGCTCAACAAGATGCCCGGCTGCACCGCTCGACCAGCCAAGCTTCCCAGCTTCAGCCAGTTTCCACAGTGACAGTTCGTATTCGTCCCGCAGTTCAAGTTGTGCCTCAAGCCATACCCCTGCATCTTGAAAGTCCGCAGTGGCCCGCCCGATGCGCTTTGTTTTGAAGTGCGGATCGTAGCCGTGTTGATAGTAAACAGGTAAGTGTGATCCAGGCTCGATGCCCAGGTCCGTGTCTTTGGAGAAGTAGTCACCTTCAAGGTCGGGTTCGTCAGCGCTGGTATAACGCACCAGGTAGCCGCCCACCCTGCCTTCGCCGATCACCTTTACAGCGTCGCCGTAGTAAATCAGGTTGTTATCTTCCAAGTGTCACCTCCGTTGTTAGTGACTTAAAACAATAAAAGCCAGAAACGATTGCGCACCATTGCGCTTTGTTCTGACTTCCGTAACCACAGACCGTCAAGGCTCGTTCAGTTCCGGTACCCACCGGCCGCCAAACAACCTCTATTCAGTTGTTACAAGCATTATACACGATTAGAACAGATATTTCAAGACATTTGTTCTGTTTCGTGCGATTCTTTAAGGTTAAGCACCCAACGCTCGTTTAATAAACTCATTCCACACTGCAATAATCTTATCTTTGGCACGCTTGGCGATAACATCCATTGTCCACCACCAATTCTTGTGCATATATGCTTGTTCGTCGGGGCTAATAACATACTTTGCATAAGACAGGTTTGTTCCGAATCGACCTTCCATACCAGCGCCACTGCCTGATATGCTGTAAACGGTTGGCTTTCCAATTGGGTTTCCGCCTTGATCTACGCCAAGAGATTTTCCAAGTGTACCGGTGCGCTTATAAGGGCGCACCATGTTTTCTCGTTGCGGTGGGTAGGGCAATATCTTTTCGTGAACAACCTCAAGAGATGCCTTCATCGTCTTATTCATTTCGCGGTTGATTGTCTTTGGCGCTTCAGTAAACTTTTGAATGACGGGATCAAGCCCAGTAATTTCTACGCTCAATGAATTATCAGCCATTAGTAACGCTCCCCTTCTTCCGGTGTGAAATCTAAAGTTTCGCCGAAGGCCTCAACATCCACAATCGGCTGCGACCAGCATCGGCAGTTGGGGTGTGCAGGCAGTTTGTTGTGAAGTTCAGATATCGGGTAGGGGCTATTCTTTGCGCCAAGCGAAGGGTTAGCGTCGCCACTGCAAATCGGGCATACCAGTTCATCTTCTGCGGTCATCCAGTTCCACTCTTTGATATACCCTGTTTCTTTCCAGGCAAGCTCGTTGCCAACCGCATTCAGGCGCGTCACTTCTGTCACAGCGATTCGTTTTGCCCGTGCCTCGCCAAACAGGAAGTCCTCTTTTTCTTGAAGCGTCTTAATTAGCACGTCAAGCGGATCGCCTGTGCGCTCCCATGCCCGCACCTCTTTCCACACAAGGTCCATCGTTGTCTTGCCGACTTTCTCAATCCAGTCCATACGATATCGCGATACTGCACCAATCACAGCATCCTGAACTTTGTCCACTGGCAGGATATCACGCCCCCACTCCGGCAGTAAGTTCGTTGCGCCGCCAACCCCATGCAGAACGATCTTGATAAATGTGCCAACTGTATTATCCCAAAATCGTTTTGCTTCGTTTTCCCAAAATGAAGGCTGGAATATGGATTTTGTTCCGTATTCCTTACGGATTTCACGTAATACCCGCTTCATCTGCTCCTGGAAGAAATCATACAATACCTGCTGCAATTCCTTTTCGTCTTTCACCCTTACCTCATCATCCGGCGCTTCGCCAATCTTGTAAGCAAACACTTCGCCCATCCACCGGGCGTTGTCTTTCAGTAAGGGTATTATATCAGGATATCGCTTTACGCTTTCACGTAAAGCTTGCAGAATTAGGTCACGCATCAATAGCTGTTGCCTCCACCGCTTTGTTCAGCGCTTCAGCCAGTTCTTTCAAGCTGTCGTCCTCCCGGCGTGGCGCGTCCATGTTGAAAGCCCGCTCAATCTCCCGCTCTGTTTTGCACGAAGGCAGAAGCTCACGAATATCCGTTGCAATCTGTTCGGGCAGTTCCTTGCACACGAAGGGGAAATCCAATCCTTCACCGCGCTTCAGCTTGCGGAAAGCAAACGACTGCCACAGCTCCAACTCACGCAGCTGCTCAATCGTCAGCAGGGTGGGGGCGCTTTTCGGTGTGGGCGCTTTGTCCACCGGCGGCACAACGTTCGGCTTGGGCGGCTTCGGCTCCTGGATTTCAGGCGTTTCAATCGCCGTTGCACCCATTCCGCTTGTGATTGCTTTGCGCTCCAGCATTTCGTAATAATCGGCGTCCAGCATTTCGTATTCATCGTAATCTGGGGGCAGTTCGTAGCCCAGCATTTGTGCTGCCACACTCGGCTTGATATTGCTTGCCACCAGTGCGGCGTAAGCACCAGCCCGTTCCTGTTCTTCAGCTGTGCCCGTGTCGGTGATATTCGGCAGGAACTTGAAGCGCAAGCCCAGCGGCGTGAACAGCTGCTCGTTCATGCCTTCTTCGATGAATCGGCAGTCGGGGATAATCTTATCCCTGAACCACGTGCGGTATTCCACTTCAGCAGTGGCGTAGTTGGCGCTGTTCGCCAGCAGCAGGGACAGCGGCATCCCGCTTGCGATGGCAATATCCTCAAGCTTCTGCGCGTGCAGGGCGCTGTCCTTGATGTTGTCAATCCCCTCGCCAATCACGTGCGGCTCAACCGCTTCGGCGTTGAATATCTTACCCAGGTATTTGTGCCAGCCGTGAACAAGCTTGTCCCAGATGCCCTCAATCTTTTCCCGCTCCTCACGGGTCGGCACGCCCTTCACCATCAGCATGGTCGGCTTGATACCGCCGCGCTGGAAGAAGTTCTGCACGTAGTAATCGGCATAAAACAGAACGCCTGCCGCTGCCATTAATGCTTTGAACTCGGTGTGCAGTGAAGGCAGCAGTTCGGTGGTGTGGTCCAACCGCCACAGCCAGAAGATGCGCCGGTCATCCAGGGAAAAGGTGCGCGATTCGCTGCCGATGCGCCGCTTGAATCCCTGCAAGCCTTCCCACTTATCCACAATAGGGGTGATCGAACTGGCTTTGATGTAGCGCAGGTTCTTGATGGCGCGGTTGCCTTCCATGAAGCCGTAGGCGGCGTTGCTGAAAAACAGCGACATCCGCCACAGTTTCAGCAGCTCACGGGGGCGGGGCATGAACTTGACCTTGTTCTGCCAGTCGTCGCTGGTATCATATTCGTTGTCCGCGCTGTCGTAAAGCGCAAAGGGCATATTGGCAACCGTGTCCGCTGTTTTGTGTGCCACGCTGAATACCGCCGCAACTCTTGAATACAGGTCTTCGTCTTTTGTTTCCGGTGCGCCCTCAATCCAATCCCACGCTGAATCAGGGTACTGGGGCAGGTCAATGTTCTTCACCTGCGTTCCGTTCAATCCAAGTAATAAATCATTCGGCATTTATAAGTCCTCCTATGTTACCAGCCAGGGCGTGTTGTTCATCCCATCCCACGCGATTGCAAGGCTCATTACTGTATCATCATGCATCCCGTCCGGCGCACTGTAGCTGAAACTGCCTGAAGGGTTGCGCTTGCTTTCAAACGATAATAGCTCGCCAATCAGCACGGGGTCGTTGATGATGCGGATATTGCCGTGTTCGAAGGCGGATTGCAAAGCCTGGATCACCGCCTGTTTCGTGGCGCTGGTGGTGGTGAAGGGCACAATCGCCAGCCCGCGCTCAAGCATATGGTCAATCACGGGGCGTCCAATGCTGTTGCTTTCAATCACCATCGTGTCCAGGTGCCAGCGTTGATAGATTGCCGCCAGCCTGTCAATCAACACGGGGTAATCCACGCGGTTGAAGCGGTCAAGGTACACCATATCACGGCTTTCAACGTCCATCACTGTCACCACTGTGTAGTCGATAGACGATGCCACGTCCACGCCTGCGATGTACTGCCGTTCCGCAACAGGCTCAACAGGTTCAAGCACCGCTGCTTCCTGCACACGCCGAAATACGCCGCCCTGGTCGTCGATAAACTCGGCAAGGTATTCCTGTCGATAGATGATTTCAGGCAGGTCACGCTGGGCGGCTTCGATTTCACTTTCTACGATATACGGATTGTCAAGCGTCTTGAATTGGAATGACGCCCAGCCCTCATTGCCCCGCAATCCCTGCTGATAAATTTCCCAGAACCAGTTGCGTCCCTTTGGTGTGCTGATGAACAGCGCCTTGCCCTGCCGATCTGATAATGCCGGGCGGATGGCTTCAGTCCACGCCTCACGCTTCATAAAGGCGCATTCGTCCATCACAACAAAATCCAATCCTTCACCTCGCAGGCTGTCAGGGTTATCCGCTGAACGCACTGCCACAAAGCCACCGCCAGGCAGGTTCACTGTTCTATCCACAAGCCTGATTTCTGCGCCCGGTATCTTGCGGGATATTCTGCGCAACGGCCGCCAACCAACCTCGCTGGTCTTATAGGATGGCGATACCCACCAGGCACGCCCGCCCCGACTGGCAACGTCAAGGCATTCATTCACGCCCAGCCGCGTCTTACCCCACCGCCGACCAGCCGCCAATACCTTGAAGCGTGAAGGATTATTGTGTACCTCGCTCTGCCCCCAATGCGGACTGACACGCAGAACAATAGGCTCAATCGTCGCCAGCATGTTCCTCCCAATCCAGATACAACGGCTTGCCGCCGCTGGTTACATCAATCGCATCCCCAAACTCCGCCTTGCGCTTTCGTGACGCCCACCACTTCGCGTCCTGCGTATTTCCTTCCTTGATAGACTTCAGGATAACGCTGACCACCATATCATTGACTTCCTCGCACTCGTCTTCATACGCCTGCTGAACGGTTGCGTACTCGTCAATGTATTTCTTAGCCGTGTGCCATGTGCAGCCAACCCGCTTTGCAATAGTCGCGATAATACCTCCCGTTCCCGGGATTGCATCAATGAATTGCTTTGCGGTGTATAATTCTTTACCCATGTGTCAATCTTCGTCTATCAGTAGTGGCGTTCCACCCGTCACATCCACCCACCTTTGGATAGCAACGGCAACGTAAGCCGGTGATATTTCAACAGCCCTGCACTTGCGATTCAGGCGTTCACAGGCGATGAGGGTCGTGCCGGAGCCAAGAAAGGGGTCGTAAACAATATCGCCAGAATAGTGTGACATCACCCTCTCTGCGTTTCCCTCTCTCTTTTCTGTTGGGTGTGAATGTTTGTCTCCCAAATCTGCCGATGTTAACCTATAACAATCTTGATCGGATTCTGTATCAGCATATTCAACATCCCCAAATGAAAACAATAAAATCGCTTGGCTTACCATCATCCTGTGATTCCAAGAATGGGCAGGGAACTTGTCAGGAATGTAATACCACAACATTCTTTCAAACTTCCATCCAAGCGATTCTGCCTGCACCAATACACTTTTGAAGGTTCTGGTCGAGTGATAACAAACGAATCCGCACCCGTCTTTTCTGTCAATTGTCGAAATCCATAATGCATTAAATGAGTCAAAATCGTCACCAACAAGATTGTCGTTTTCTATTTCCTTCCCGACTCCATAAGGCGGGTCAGTAAATACCATGTCCGCCTTCTCTCCCCCCATCACCCTGTCCACCACCGCCCTGTCGGTGCAATCGCCACAAATCAGCCGATGCTCGCCAAGTTGCCACAGTTGCCCTGTTTCTACGCCCCAAATCTCACGAAGCTCCTCTGCCCTGTCAATCTGCGGTTCAGCATCTTCAGGCGGGTCAGGCATCCACAAATCAAGGTCAAGGTCAGCCTTGTCAAAGCCCCAATCCAGCAGGTCGTCAAGTTCAAAATTATTCGCCAGAATATCAAAATCCCACTGCCCTTGATTTTTATTCAAGCGCACGTTCAGTTCCCGCATTTCGTCAATCGCCAATTCCCTGTCAGGCACGCGCACGTCAATCTCAAAGTCAGGGTCAACGCCCATCAGGGTTTCAAGGATTTTCTTGCGCTGATGCCCGCCGATAACCGTGTTATCGGTGTTGATAATCAACGGGTCGGCAAGCCCAAACTTGTCCATTGATGCTTTCAAGTCCTTCGCCTGTTTATCCGTGATCTGGCGCGGGTTAGCCACATACGGAATCAAATCCCGGATTGACCGCTTTTCATCGTGCCATGTTATCTGTGCCAAATCTCAACGCTCCTTTGCATTAACCTTGAATACGTCCACCAGCATGGCGAACTATCCACGAAGTCAATCACGTCTCTTATATTCATAATGCCAGTTTAGGGGGCAGGCGGTGAAAGGAGTAAAGCCCGCCCACCCCCACAGGAAAGGAGAAGAAGGATAATGTCATAGTTCCTTGTCAATCAAATCCAGGTGGTCGTCCACTTTCTCTTGCCAGTTTTCAAGGTCTTCAATCCGGCAGTCCCACGAAGTCGTGTTGTCCTCCAGCACGCCCACGCGGTCTTCAAGCTTGTTAAACTTGCTTTCAAGCTCAAGTATCCGCCGGATAATGCCCGCAAGCCTATCCACCATCGCTCCCGTTCATCGCATCCAGCCGCTCGGTTAGTTCCTTAACTTGCGCCTGAAGCAGGGCAATTTTTTCATCCTTGCACTTGCCCTCGTTTTGCAGCTTCTTGATTTCGGCTTTCAGTTTCACGTTCTCACGCTGTAATGTATCTATCATATCGTCACGCTCATCCACCTCAAGCCGTAATCCGGCAATCGTCTGCTCTAACTGCTCCACACGCGCCTCAAGCTGGCACGCCCTGGATGTCAGCGCTTCAAGCCTTGTTTCGTACACCTGGGATATGGTAGCGTAAGCGTCAGCCCGCACTTTATCGCGGTTGGCAAGCCAGCCAATCAGTGCCGCGCCAATCCCACCGCCGCCAAGTGCTGCTATTGCTGCTACGATAATCGTTGTCCAGTCCACAGTGCGCTCCGATGCAGTCTATTTATTTTTCTTCGCGATACGCTTTGTATATCCCTGTGGCAACCAGCCCGACAGCCAGCCCGTATATCACGCCCTCGAATATGAAGTTGAAGGACCATACAACACTTTCTGCTGCATAAACGTGATAGCCAAAGCCAAACGCCAGCCCCAGCAGGATGGCGAATATCTCAACGCCCATGCCCGACCAGCCCAGCTTCTCCTTCACGTATTGCACCAGCCCGATCACAACCAGCGTCAACGGGATTCCTGCAACCAACGCCCCTGTCAAATCCAATACCATAACGCCTCCTTAAAACAAAAACGCCGAAATCATCGAAGCGATATCATCTCGCTTGTGATGATCCGGCGGTAAACCCGAATGATGCCCGGTAAGTTGTAAACGTACTACCCCTATTATACAGACTTTATACAGAAATTACAAGTGATTTTACCTTAAAGAATTACGTAGTGTTTACCAAATCTTTCAGCCGCTCCACCATCAATTCAAAGCGCCTGCCGGATAGCGTGTAGTGCAGCTCATACCCGCAGTTAGCGCAAATAGCGTGCAGCTCCTTGATAATCAGCCCGTCAATCAGCAGCAGGTCATCCTGGAATACGCCGATTTCGCGCTTGCACTTCGGGCAGGTGAAGGTGTCGGTCATACGTTTATCGTCAGTTGGCTAATCCCATCGGCAACGGGAATATAACTGCCATACTGCAATCTTTCCCTTGCGTTGGTGGTTAGATAGTCAAAGTTCAGATCGAGCCCGATAGCGTTGCGCCTATGCTTTCGTGCCACCATCAGGGTCGTGCCACTACCGGCGAAGGGGTCAAGCACCGTTCCACCTTCCGGGCATCCAGCTAATATACAAGGCTCGATAAGGTCAGGAGGGAATACAGCGTAGTGCGCGCCGTGATAAGGAACGGTTGATACTTTCCAAACATCCCTAAGATTGGCCGTTGGATAATATCCAGTTGCTCTTATACCGTTTATTATGTCGGTTGGAAATCGCTTTCTGGCAATCCTTGCTCGTTTGTCGTGCTCCCCGCCTTTTGTAGGCGTTTTCACTGATTCATAATCATAATAATAAAACTCGGACTTTGACAACAAAAACACATATTCGTGGGATGAAGTTGGTCTATCTTTTACACTTTCGGGCGTTCCGTTTTTCCACCATACAATATCGCTCCTTACCCACCACCCGTCATTTTGTAACGCCATCGCTACTCTGTGCGGTATCAACATCAAATCTTTTCTTTTGTAGCCTTTTTGTAGTCCAGGTTTTTGACCCTTATATTTATTGTCGTTTTTGCTAATACTTGCACCTGATTCACGATAGTCGTTACTGCCATTGCCGGATCCTGCATAAGAATCGCCGATATTCAACCAAAAAGTCCCGTCATCCCGAAGCACCCGCCATAATTCACGGCCAACCATCACCATCATTTTGATAAACCGCTCAGGCGATTGTTCCAATCCAATCTCATTCGATTTTTGTGGGTGGTCATCAGGCAAATAACTCCTTAACCCATAGTAAGGCGGTGAAGTCACCACGCAGTTCACGCTGTTGTCCGCAAGCGGTATGCGTTTTGCATTAGCGTTGATTAGCAGGTTCATTTCCGCTCATACAATCCGCAGCTGAAATCCTTATGCGTGCGCACGATCGCAACGGGGGTGCGGACATACTCCTCACGGTAAGACAACCGCCAGCCCTTGTGAACGTAAATCAAGCGGTCGCAGGTGGCATACCCGTCCACGGCGCTGTCGGCATCCCAGTGCTTGCACGTTTCGCAGGAACGGTGCAGGGTCGGAAATTCAAGGTCGGGGATATAAGCATAAGACACGGCATCAGTCATCGCTTGCCTCCAGCTCGTCAATCCTGTCCAGGTAGTCATCGGCCTTGCGCCACTGTTTTGCCGTCTCCCTTGCGTGAAGCACGGCGTATAGTTCGTCAAGGTCAGCGTCGGTCATGTAGCGCGCTTTGGCTTTAATCAACAGCATATTGCCCATCAGGGCGGTGTTGCGCGCTTTGATATTCAGCCCGCCGTTGCCGTCACGGGTCACTTTAGGTTCTGTCATTTTGCCTCCATAAGTTCTGTTATCCCAAGATATTCGCCAATCACATGGCAGGCTTCAATCGCGCTGTAACACACCATCCATTTGTAAGCGCTGCCCGCGTCAAGGTTAAATTCAATCTGGTTCTTCGTCAGTTGCCCTTTTCCGAATTTCATTTCGATAAATAATCCACAATGCTCATCTACTGCAACGGGTACGAAGATATCCCACACGCCTGCCTTCACCCCTTCAGCCTTCATTTTCACCGCTGTCGCAGGGTGACGCTTGCCTCCGTTCGGGATTGCGAAGATCCATTTCAGCGCAGGGTATTTATCCTCATACAGCGCAAGGATATTGAAAAGTGCAACTTGTTCATCGTGTTCGCTCATTCATCCCTCCAGCAGTTAGTTTAAATTCCCTGTTTTTAAGTTTGCACACCGATCACAACGTGTCATCAGCCAGCGATTCACTTCTCTTAACTTGCCCGGCTCTCCGCAGATTTCACAAATATGAAAAGATTGTTCTTCAGCGTCCTGAACAATTTTATCTATCTCGTCTGTATAGCCATCAAGATAGATACGCAACCCGCCAAATTTCTCTTTGATTTCTGTAACCTGGATATCTAACTCATCCCTGACAACGATCTCCTCGATCTTGTCCAGCGTATCATAAATCAAAGGATACCATCCCTTCTCACACATAAACCCGAAAGCCATCAGGTTTTCTCGTAATGTCGGGTCTGGTTTGATAATTCTGTAATCCTTCATTCATCCCTCCATTCATCGGCAACCACTGCGTAGATTGCCACAAGAAACGCAATCAGCCATATCCATAGATTTTCAACGAACACGTCCATCACAAGCCAGTACAGGAATACTTTCATGCGTCCTCACTTCCTTTATGTATATTTTCTGGTGTATTTTATACGCGTTATTAATTCATGTATATTGATTACACATATTCTATACATCACTCCTCACTTTTTAACCAACAATCATCAACCCATTCCATAAAATACAGAGGGGGATAACCATTCTGTCCGGGGTCATATCTTTGCTTAATTTGAGCAGTTTCAAGCCACCTGCACTCACCATCTATGCATTTGGGAAAAAACAGAAATCTTGTCACTATCCTTGTGTCATCTATCTGGGGTTTGGGCTTTTTAATCCATCTCATTCACTCCTCACTTTCCTAAAACAGTATTTTTTTAATTGTCTCATCGTCAGGTTGCGCGCCGTAACGGAGACGACAATAAAGGTCATAGCACCACTCAGGCGTATTCTCGAAAAAGTGAAACTCGACCCATTTAAGCCAGGATACCTGTCCATCTTTGCAGTAACCGCATTTTTCAAAATCTGGCTCACCTTCAATACCGCGAAAGTAATACCATCCTCCTTCACCTTTACACACGGGACATTCCATCACTCCTCACTCTCATTGTTACAAAGGATATACTTTGGTTTTTGTGGTCTTGTCATTAGCCAATTCTCAACATCCTCCTCAAGGATAAGCGGACACCAGTCGGGGCGGGAACTAAATTCATTATCTCTAACTATCCTTTTCGTTAGCCCGCAAGTCACATTAAAAGCAGTATAAAAATGGTTCTCCCACCAATCACAAGCAGAACAATTTATCGGTAACTCATCAACGATAACTTTTATGATTTTCATCACTCCTCGCTTTCTGGCACATCAAATATCCACTCGGTTTTACCGTTACGGGCTTCACGCACCATCAGTTCAAGTTGTGTGTTTTGCGCATCCCTCGCCTCATCCCACGCCGCACAACTCGCCGCAGACCTCGCCGCATCCCACGCCGCACAACTCGCCGCAGACCTCGCCGTATCCCACGCCGCATAACTCGCCGCAGACCACGCCGCATACCACGCCGCATACCACGCCGTATACCCGATTTCTTCGTTTCCGGTTGTCAAATACTCGATAACAACGTCAGGTGCATCCCAAAGGTGAACAACCTGCAATGCGCACCATCGGGCAAAGGCACGCAGCACTTGTTCTCTATCAATACGCCACAGGATTTTGCGCTTACTGGCGACCAGTTTGTCATCATCGTGCAATATTTCACCGTCCACTTTCACTCGACAGATCGTTTCGCCTGGTGCATACCGAAGCGCATCAATCAGCCGCTTGCTGGCGTGCAATCCGCTTTTGCACATAACCAGTTTGCCATCGTGTTTCAGCCATTCGCCATCTGGCGGTACAGGTCGCCCATCACGTAATGTTTCGCCTACAAAATGCCACGCTTTCATCACTCCTCACTTTCTTTCTGTTCGAACATCGGACATTCCCAAATAGGTGTTGTGATATTCATAGTTTTGTTGACGACATACACTAAATTCGCAATCGGGCAATTTTCTTCTCTGCTCTCTGGCTTGAATCTCTTGCAGTCATAGCAAAGACAATGCATTCTGTGTATGCCCAATAAATCTTCCCGTACCCAGACCTTATCTTGTCCTTCATGGTGTTGATAGTATGTATATTTCATCACTCCTCACTTATTCTCTATTGATACTGATACATCTGTCTAATTGAGTTTTCTGGAACATGGAACTCTATCGTTACTGCATCGCAAACAAAGAGCCACCGTAAATTTTCGGGGCATGTTCTATGTCTTAGCAATAAGTATTCGCCACCGTCCTCAATAAAAACTGAATTATCCATAGGCTGACTGTGTTTTGGCTTTACACCGTTATCATCTACCCAGTAGTAAACAACATCTTTTTCGTCAATATGTCCACTGAGCAGGAATAATCGTCCCCTTATCTCGTTGTCGTTATAGCCTGCATAAATCTCGATACGCTCAACAATCTCGACTTTCGTACACATATCGTTATTTAGCCATACCCCGCCGAAGATAATTATCGCTGGGGTTAAAAGTGCTAACAGACAAAATACAGTAAATCCCAGTATATCATCAGAGTTTGTGCTGAAATACATAAACATAAACAAAGCACCAGCCGCCAAAAATGCACAAATTATTAATATCATTTCATCACTCCTTACTTTCTGCCATCACGGCAACTATCACAAATAGCACGAATACAATCACAAGCCACGCCCAGCCTAACGCGTTTTCCCAGAAGCCGGTAAGTTCAGTCATCACGTCCCACCTTCGTCGGCCTGGTATCGTCCAGTGCCGCCCGGTAGCCGTCACGCGGCTTTACCGCAGGGTATTCGCTGCGCCATTCATCATCACCCACAGGCGGTATAGCCGGTCTGCCGAATATCTGGTACAGCGTCAAGCCCAATATCCCAACAACAATCCCGATCACAAACGTCAACAAGCTAATCATTTCGCCTCCAATACGTTGCCCAAAGTCGCAAGCAGTTCAAGCGCACCCAGGTCGCCCATCTGCTTGCATTTCGTTTTCAGTGTCTCCAGGCTTGCCAGCAGGTAATCCCGTTCCAGCCCTTCGGTGCGGTCCAACGCCGCCTGGCAGGAATCGTGGATTATCCGGTTCACCCCGTTCGTGCCCAAGTTCGGGTCAAAGTCCTTGCGGGCAAACAACAGCCGTTTCATCGTCTGGTATTCAGTCGGTCGGTGCATTCCCCACCCCCTAAAACGGCATATCTTGTTGTTCGGCACCACCCTTGCCCGGCAGGAAGCGCACACTGCTGGCGCTGACTTCGAAGCTTGCGCCCGTTGTGCCGTCCTTGCGTGCCCAGGTGCGCGGGCTGCCCGTTTCGTCGTATTGCAAGCGCCCTTCTACCAGCACCAGGCTGCCCTTGTGCAGGTATTTTGCGCAGTCGTCCGCCTGTTTACCCCACACAGATATGCGGAACCACACCGGGTATTCCTTGCCTTCGTTCACCGCCACGCTGAAGTTCGTCACCGCGTCGCCTTTGGGCGTGAAGCGCTGTTCAGGCTCACCGCCCAGATTGCCAACAATCGTTATTCTTTGATACATGGTATGTCCTTTCTGTTAGTTGATCGTTTGATTGATTTTTTGCCACGTCTTACGGTACTCGTCAAGCATATGCCCAGCCTTGTGCGATTCATACCATTCGCGGTTCGGATTGCTGTACACCTTGATATACTGGCTGACATCACGCCAGTCGTGCCTGTTAGTTACCTCGACTGCCTCAAGCACCTCGGCAATCGTTGGCGTGCTGTTGTATTTGTGATTCGCCAGCAGGTGCGCCACAGCCGCCTCAAGCATCCCCAGCTGGATATGCCCCAGCTGCGCAACGTATGTTTTCACCTGTGCCGGGTTGGGCGTTTTGTTGTACGCGTGCCACAGCTGTAATAGTGTCTCCATCCATTCATTACGCAACTCTTTATATACGTCAGTCATTGAATACCTCTTTCATAAGTTTTGCCATATCATTGATTTCGTTCATTTGTTTTGATATTTCACCCCTGATAAAGTTTGTCAGCGATTGCGGGCGTGCCACCGTGTACCCCTTTTCCTGTGCTGTTTGATACGCCCGTTGGATTGTGTCACCTGTCACGCCAAGCCGTATCCAGTCGTTTGCTTCAGTCTGCCAGTTAGCGTATGTGCTGCTGTTAAAGGGCAAAGCGATTCCAGTGATTTCACAGAAGGCGTCGATTAAACTCTTATCTCTATCTTTATCTGTATCTTTATCTATATCTTTATCTATATCTATATCTATATCTGTGTAACGATTCGTTACAGTTTCGTCGCGGTGTTCGTTACAGTTTCCGTAGTGGGCCGTTTCATATTCGTTATGCTTTTCTGTTTCACGGTAGCGACGGGTGCGTTCAGCGCTTGACATAGCCGATTGCCGGTCTGCGAATTTCGTGACAACGTAGTGCCCATTTTCCTTATGCACAATCTGGTATGTTTCAAGCAGGGCAAGGTCATCGGCAAGCCCGTCGTCGTCAATCCGCAAGCGCCAGGCAATGTCACGGGTAGGGGGCAGTAATCCGTCTTCGTCCAGTTCGCCAGCAAGCAGGAATAGTTCGATTGTCCTGCGCCACAAGCGGTCAGGCATCCTTCCCATCTTCGCATCGTCAAGTATTTCGTGATACAACTTAATCCAGTATTTTGAAGCCATGTCCATTCCACCTCCTAAAAGGGTAGCTCGGTTTGTGATGTATCAAAATCGCGATAATCATATATGTACTCACAGTAATCATCCCAATACACATAATAGAACCATGTATCATCATCTCCATTTCTACGCCTTTGATTTTCGTTACATCTGCTAATCACGTCAACGGTCTTAGCAAGCGCAAAGTTTAATAACTCCCCATCCCATGTATCTGCCACATATCCTTGAACAGTCCAGTATGGATACAGCCAATCGTTTTCAATCGCAAATTTCTTTTTATCGTATTCGTAGGTGTGATCTGGATTGCGACCAATACGAACCGTGAATGTTGTAAATGGTGACCACCTTGTTGTGTCTATAACTTGTATGCGACTTGCTATTCCCCTTATGCCCTTATAATCAACAATCTGCCAGGCATCAATACCAGACGTGCCGTCAAGTGTATCCGCGAAGTTGTACGATGGATGGCTTTTATCAAACTTCAATTCCTCAATCTGAACAAGCCTTCCTGGTAGATGCTCGGACAAAATAGGCCATACTTTTTCCCTAAACGCTTTGGCGCTTCCGGTTAAATTTTCATGGAGATTATTACTCATGGCTAATCCCCAATTCTGGATAATTCACTGACATCCGCTCAAGCGTCGCCGCCACATATCCAGGCAATAGCTCAATACCCCTTGCCACTCTACCCATATGCTCACAGGCAACAAACGATGTGCCAGATCCAACATAGCAGTCAAGCATCGTTGCGTCTGGTTTGGAGTATCTATACAATAGGTCTGCGTATAGTGAAACAGGTTTTTGGTTTGGATGAATACGCTTGTCGGTATCCATCCCAAATATGCCAGCCCACTTATGTCTCAATACATCCCGCTTATGGGACTTTGCGCTCCATATTAACTCAAAGCAGCTGCCGTACATTTTATCGGCGCTGTCATCAAGGCGCTTATCCCAAACAAGCCAGGCGCCATCGTGCATTGTGTCGCCAAGACTTATTGAGTAATAATCAGCGCCAAACCAAAACTGCTCTGGAACTTTTGCCCACATATCACGAATAGGCTTAGCGTCATAATCATCCCAGTCGCCCTTAACGTCATCGAATGCTGTACCGATGAATTTGCTCGCCTGTTCGTTTGACCCAATACTGATTAATTTGCTTTTCATCCCGCTGAAATCGGCGTCAAGGCGCATCCCATAGGGCGGATCGTTTATGATGATCTTTGGTATTTCGCCAACCATCAGTCTTTTTATGTCGTCTCTGGATGTAGCATCACCGCATATCAATCTGTGATTACCTATCGTCCATACCTGCCCATACTCAACGCCCCACTTCTCAACAAGCTCGCCCATATAATCGTGTTCAGGCTCATCATGCTCATTTATTGATTGCCGTACTTTTTCGATTTTCCAACTTATAAACCCGCCCGTAGTTGGTTCCTGCTTTTCAGATTTACAGTAATCAATATAATCATCAACGTCATCCTCGATGGCTTCTAATAGCTTTTTGCGGATACGCCACTGCTTATCCGTAAACCCATAATCGGCTATTGTAATGTGCGAGTCGCCCTCAGGGGCATCTCGCTCTTTTTGATATTGATTAACTCCGTGATCCCCGTGCTTAATCTCCGGCTCAATCAGCTCGGTTGTCTTGCGCTTGGATAATAAGTAGATACGCCCCCATTCAAGTACCTTTTCAAAATCCCGCTGTTCTTTGGCAAGCGCCTGTTGCGCCTTTGATATCCCCTCAATCTTAAATGTCGCCTTCGGGTCTGTGGCTGTTGCAATCTGCCGTTCAATCTCTGATATTTCTTGTAATTCCTTACTCCCCATCCTTACCCCCGTTTTTATCTCGCAGGCACTTCAGCGTCCGCCGATAGATAAACTCTTTTACAGGGTCTTTGGCGTCATCGTAATCAATCGTTTCGCCATCTATCACCATGCCCTTATTGCCGTCAAATGCAACTTCTGCGATGTCGGCAATCTTTTCAATATCCCCCTGCTCTAATATCGTGATGTATTCGCATAAAGCGAATTTCATAACACTTACTTCGTACTGATTCATCTTCGGCATTTCATTACTCCTAACTAATTCGGTTGGTGGGTATCATTCAACAATATCTGCTATTGTAACATCAAGCGCATCGCAAATTCTTTTCAGCTTTTCAACTGTGATACCCACTTTATCGTTTTCCATGTAGGACACGTTTTCCTGGGTAACGCCAATCAATTCAGCAAGCTGTTCTTGCGATAATCCCTTGCGTTCACGATAGTATTTTATTCGTTCACCTACGGTCATTAAATCACCTCACTTTCTTCAGAATTGGTGCTTGACATTAGTATACAACTATTGTATAATAATGTCAAGACACAAAACACACTTTTTAAGATTCGATTAGTAAAGGAGAAACTATGACAACAGAAGCAATATCCACAAATCAGGAAATCGCCTACGTCAATCGCTTCATGGTGGAGCAGGCGTGGCGTGAGCAGGTGCAGGCCGTTGACCGCTGGGAATGGCTTGCCGAGCGCAACTATCCCAAGCACGCGATTGAAGCTGCCTGGGAAGACGTTGAAGCCGCTACCGCCCACGCTGTTGAGCTTGACAGGCTTTACAGCGAACAGTACGAACAGGCGGTGCAATCATGACAAAACGCATCGTTTACGCTTTCGACGGCGTACGCACCCGAATTGACCCCGACTTCTGCGACCACAAGCACGCTATCCACATCATCGAAATGGGTGACGAATGGTGGGTGTGCCCGGACTGCGGCGCAACGCTTGACGAAGACTTCAACGTGGTAGTAGTAGCCGACGAAGAAATACCGTTTTGATAAGGAGAAATGAGATGAAACACGAAGTTGAATTTAACACCAGTGATGAATATATCAGGGCTTATCAGCTTGAAGAAGAAAACCAGCGTAAAGCCGAGGCGCTTGCCGAGACAATGGCTGAGGCGACACACGTATATCTGCAGATCGCAAACTATATCGACCAGACACTTGGGTATATCGAAGAACTGAAAGACGCTGTGCCAGCTGACTACGATGACGATATTTCAATGCTGATTATCAAAGCCGAATCGTATCTGCAGGACGCTTTCGATAAAGCAATGAGGGGCGTGCGACCATGACTGAACTAATCCCCCTGATGATTGTAACAATCGTGCTGGCGGTGATTGCCAGCGTAATGACTTATAAGCAGTTTAGCGACAAGGAGAAATGAAATGAATATGTCGGAATCAATAAAAAATATATCGGAGGCGTTGGTAAGCGCCCAGGCAGAAATGCCGCCCGTGAAGTTCAATAAAGTAAATCCGTTCTTGAAAAACAAGTACGCCGATCTGGGCGCTATTATCGAAACGGCACAGCCCGTATTAGCGAAGCATGGGCTGGCAGTCAGCCAACTTTGCACAACTGAAGGCGATTCAATCGGCGTTGAAACAATGCTTATGCACAAGTCCGGTGAATGGCTGTCGTCACGAATGGAAATTCCTCTTAATGAAGAACGCGGTAAATCAACCGCCCAAGTTGCAGGTTCAATCGTGACCTATATCCGCCGCTATGCGTTAGCTTCAATCTTGGGTATGTATGCAGACGAAGACGGTGACGGCAATGGGGGAACCGGAAAAGGCGCAAGCTAAAAGCAAGCCTGCTCCCAAGAAGGAAACGCTTGCTGAAGCTGGACCCGCCGTGATTGACGAACCGATGACGATTGAACGGGCGTGTGCTGTAACAAATAGCGAC